GCAGCGGGGTTCCGGTCAGTGTCCCGTCAAACCTGCCCAGCCCTCCGAGAGAGAATGCTGTCGTGCCTGATCTCCCATTCTGGGAACTCCTCAGGGGCCAGCAGACCATGGAGTTCCAGAGGCCGAGGCGGTCGATTCCCTGGGCGAAGTCCACGATAAGCTGGCGCGGGTCTGAGAGGGCCGTCACTACGGGGCCGATGTTGGGCGCGGTGACGGCATTCGTCGAGTTGGTGAGGTTGTTGCCCCCCGTGTGAGAATCGGTCAGGCTGACGGCTGACGAGGTTCCGTTGAGTGCCCACCATGAGATCAGGTTGTTGCGAAGTCCCGTGTCGAGCGAGGCGTAGGTGCGACCTGCTCCACTATTCCAGAGTTGAGTGACTTCGGAGGGGGTGAGTGCCTTCTTCCAGAAGCCGACGGATGCAAGTTGTCCCGTGTAATTCAAGCCACTAGCGGTGTTCACGAACACGCCAAGGTTCAAGGGGTTCGTGTTCGTCTGGGTGATGGCAGGGATTGAACCCAACGATGTAAATGCACCTCCGTTAATTGAGATCCCTATTGTCGCCGCAGATGAATCATACCTGTAGGCAAAGAAGTTCCATGAGTTGGCTGAAAACGAGGAAGCCGATGAAGAGATCACTCGGCTATTTGCAAATGTTCCGTCGGGAAATAGTCTAAACTCCGCGACTCCACCTGTATTTAGGCTTATTTGAAACTCCCTTGTGTCAGAGCTAGAAGTCTTTGAGATCACCATTCCATTGCTGGTGTTGGGCGTATTTGCCCAGAACGCAAACGTGAATGAAGTCCCCGTGACGGTCAGCGTCGAGTTGCTCGCCACACTCAAAAACTGATTCGACCCGTTAAACGACGCCGCATTGTCGTAAGCCGTCGGCGTCTGGGTCGCGCCGATGGGTGAGCCTGCCGCAGCACAGCGGTTGAAATACTCCTGACACCCACGAATGGCGGCGTTGTTTCCGAGATACATATTTTATAGGACGGAGGCTTTGGTTGCAGTTTCGCAGGTGAGCTGCGCGATCTGATCGACTCCCAAGATGATGCTGGCCGCGCCACGGCAGACCAGCGTGGAAGCTCCGTGGGTAATGGTGAGCGAGCCTGCGGTCTTGTTCTGCACCCGGTAGGTCGCCCCGATGGTGCCGCCCGTGATGGTCGAGAGAGGCCCTGTGCCTGTGATTTGGATCACATTGGCATTAGTCGGGAGGGCCAGTGCATTACTGACCAGCGCGACGGACACGACATCCTGCACAAAAAGCGATGGCTGTGAGGTGACATAGCCGCCGATGGTGAGTGATCCCGTGATCGTGGCATTCTGAGTCTGCCAGTTCGTCCCGTTGAAATACCTGATGATCTCGATCCGTGATGGAGCAAAGGCCACGCCGCCGATGGTGCAAGTCCCCGCGCCGACCATCACCTCGTAGTTGTCGCCCAGTGTCGCGGTGCCCGGATCGGTGATCGTCAGGGTCTGTGTCGTGATGTAGCGGACGCCAGTGGCTGCGGTGAAGTTGGCCGAGCGGATGACCGCCGTGGCCCCGGTGCCCGGGTCTCCCTTCGTGAATGAGCCGCTTCCCCATGAGCCAGCGGTCTTGGGGCCATAGAGGCGGTTGCCCAGCGTGTCGATGTAGAGGTCGCCATCCGAGCCGAGTCCAGCGGAGGGCACCGTTGTGCCGCTCAGGATCGTCCTCTTGTTGGCGAGGTCGGAGACCAGTCCGGTCACCTCGCTCTGGGCGTGGGTGTGGATGCTCGCGGCCTTGCCAGCGAGTGCCGAGGTCGTCGCGGCGGCGTCGGCCTTGGAGGCCAGATCACTGACAAGGTTCGTCACCTCGCTCTGAGGGTGGGTGTGGGCCGATGGCGTGAAGGTGGTCGGCCTGTTGGCAATCGCCGTCCACTCAGGCGTGATGTCGCCCAACTCAATGTAGGAGGCCTCGAGGGTCTTGGAGCCTGTGCCCTTGTAGAGCCAACGCCGGCCATCGGTCGTGGTCACAATCGCCCCGGTGATGATCTGGGCCTGCTGGGGCGCGGTCAGGTCGGCGATGGTTCCGGAGGAGACGACTTGCACGCCTGTGGAAAGTGAAGGAAGGCGATCCAAGGAGATCGTGCCGGAGGTGATCAGCGAGGCATCATGGGCCAGAGGGGGCCGCGCATCCGAGAGCCGGGCGTCGGTCGTGGAGACGGCACCGAGTTCGGAGAGTGTCGGGATGCGGTGAACGTGATCGGCACGGGCTGCCGTGGCTGACGATCCGACTGCGGAGGTCAATCCGAGATCAGCAGGGGCTGTTGTGGCAATGTTCGGCTTTCCAGCCAGCAGGCCATCGGTCTCAGCTTGCGAATAGACCGAGAGATTCCCACGGGCCGAGGGCACCGATCCCAGCCCGGCGAGGTTGCCGCTCTTGGTCAGCACATCGGCGGCGGCGGGATAGTCGGGATTAGCCTGAGCCAAGGCTCCCTCGTCGCCCCGGATGACATCGTTCGCGATGACAGCAGGAAGAGTCACCGAGGAGGTGATGACGCTGCCGACAGTCCACTGGACCTCGAGCATAGCACGGAGGCTGGACCCCTCGGAGGCCGTAGTGAACAAGGCGTCAATCTCTGCGGTGTTGAGCGTGAGGGCAAAGGTGTATTTGGCCGAGGTGCCGCTTCCGGTCTTTGTCCAAGACAAGGCCGAGGCGATGTAGCCCGAGGCATAGGCCCCGGAGCGCTTCAGACCAAGGATGCCCGTGGCCCCGCTGCCGAGATCGGTGACCACGCCTGAATTCAGGAACTGCACCTCAACGGGCTCCGCATCACGACGCTTGAGATCCAGCGACTCGATCAGCATCCCCCCGGCAGAAGGGAGATCGTCCAGAAACGTGCGGTCGGCGAGATCGATGAAGAGCTTCACGAACTCAAGGGGATGTCAAAGGGAGAAGGTCACCACTTGCCAAGCGGGCAAGTGCTTGTCGCCATCCTGAGCTTTGCCGAGGTGGAACAGCCGCATTTCTGGCACCGCCCCGTGCCGAAGAACCCTGCATGATCCCATTCCGGGCAGGCGGCGCAGATGGAGTAGCGTTCCTCCAGCAACTGCTGGCTTGATAGCTTCAGCCCGGAGGATGCCCATCTTGCGGCATCGGCAGTCAGGCTTTTAATCCTGCTCATGAGACGGTGATCGTGTCCCAGCGGCCCATGATATAAGATCCGGTTGGGGTTGCTTGAGTAATGGGAATGCCGTCCACGTCGGTCTTGTAGGCTGAGAAGGTCGTGCCCACCGGGCTGGACGGCACCACTCCGAACACAGTCCACCCAACATCTTCCGCGCCACAGCCTGAGAAGTTGATCAGGGAGAATGACCAGCTTTGCCCTCCAATAGTTGCACCGCCGCCCCAATCGCAGCCGACACGAGTCAAGGTCACCGTGGCACTCGGGCGCGTTCCGGTAGAGTCAACGAGAGAAAGCGTGTAGGTGTTGACGAAATAATCGGTGATGCTTGTGGAGTATAGTGCGGGCTGCGTAGTCCGGACGCTGCTCTGATAGACCGCCCAGACAGTCCCTTCGAGGATGACGCCATTTGTCGTGTTCCCGTAGGAGGTTCCGGACAAGGAGAGGCTGGTTCCGTTGAAATTAACCGCAGAAGGCAGATTCCCGCTGTCAACGATCCACGGCTGGGCGGCGGCGCAATACCACTGGCAACTTCCGCATGGCAGAGTTTCGGAGCACTCAACGCACGTCGATTTTATGTAGGTTGCCACCGGGCTTAAGGAGTGAAAGGCTCAGTCCCCAGCACCCACATCTTTTTTGCCTCGCCGTTGTCGCAGACATCAATCAGCCTCCATGTGGCCTGTCGGTTGTCTGCCATGAAGACCAAGCTTGAGCCATTGCTCGGATCGGTCTCGACCTTGTAGACACCGAACTTGTCGGGTGCTAATTGGCACTTTTGGAAGTTGTCATCCAGATCCTTGGCCCGGATCGTAGCAGGTGGGGCCGTTGATTTGCCGTCGGCCCTCTTGCTGAGATAGTCCTGAAAGCGGATTAGCTTCACGAGACAAGCTTGGTTGCGGTCACTTCGATGACGTAGTATGAGCCGAACTGGGAGGAGGTCAGGTTGGTCATGGACCAAGCGGATGTCAGCGTCGGTGCAGATGCGGCGACGCCATTGGTGAAGCTCTGGACGACCTGAATGTTATACCCACTGGTGGGCGTGGTCGGCACAAATGATGCGGTGGCTGAGACAAAAAACCTTGTCGTCGTGGGCGCGATGTAGCTCCCGGTGTAGAGATCGGTGACTGCTGTCTCACCGCTGCCTGTGGTGACGCTCTTGGAGTAGTTCAGCAGGGCGGTTCCGTAGCGGGTGGCGAAGACGTTGGTTGTCAGGCCGACATAGCTCAGCGAGTAGGTCACGACGCCGTTAGTGACATCCTTCTGTGATGAGATGCATGTCAGGTTGTAGACCCCAGACGGCATGGTGTAGGTGCCCGTCGGGTAGGTGTAGGAGAGCGGCGCGGTATTGATTGCCAGGAGGCCATCTGCCGTGGCCTCGTAGCTCTGAGCGCAGGAGTAGGTTCGCTGAAGCGTGGCCTTGCCCTCGTTGTCTTTGTTGAATGACTCCGAGACAAGAATCAGGCCCGTCGTATTGCCGTGAAGTGTGATAGCCATAGGTCAGGAGAGCGCGTAGACGGGGAGTTTGTTATCGTGAATCGCCTTCACGATTTTGAAGATTTCTGAGAGTGAGTTGATCTGCTCTTCCTGCGGGGATTTCTTGGCCTTGTTGTCATAGCCGGGGCCAGTGCCGCCGGGGCCTTCACCCTTGGCATTCTTGAGCTTGTCATTTAGAAGCTTGTTGAAGTCATCCTCTGCTCTCTTGCGGAGTTCTGCACGAGATCCAGAGACACCTTCCTTCACATACTTGCTGAAGAGATCATCTATTGACTGCTGCCGAGATGCCCTGCTGTCTCCCCCGGTGTATGAAGAGAGATCGGATTGAACGGACTGGCTTGCGCGAGTCTCCATGCGCTGCTGGATCTGGTCCCAGCTACTGCGGTTCCCGGTGGGGGCCTGCACGTAGTCCTCAGGGCGCAGAAGGGTCTTCATGGCCTCAGCCATTGCCTGCTCCGGGGTTAGTGCCCTAGATACCCCGCCGCGATGACTCGTGCCGAATGGTTCAGGAGTGTCGATAGGCCCGAGTCCCGTGGCCTCAAAGTTCTTTAATGGCATCTTTAAGCCAGCCCTCTCGGCAAGACTTCCAGCCTCACCGCCTTTGGCCCTAAATGATGAGAAACTCTCACTGGCCCCGACGAGGCTCTCCTCGTATTTCTTCCCATTGGCGGCAATCTGGGCAGTCAGCTTCGCCATGCTCTCATGCTCGGAGACGATACGCTCGCTCATGGTCTGAACCTTCTCCTGCTGGGTGGCGACATCGAAGTAGCCACTCGCTGTCTTGTAGGTGTTCTCAACAACCTTCATTGCATTCTCAGACACCCTCTTCAGCCCCCCAGCGGCGACTTCCCATCCAGTGGCTAGGGTGTTCTGCTGCTGGGATATCTCTCGATTGGTGGTTTCGAGCTTATATTTTAGAATCTCGACGGTTTTGGAGAACATTGGAATCCCATCCAGCATTCCGATCAACCCTTGCTGAAGGGCCTTGGTGATAAAGTTCCCCACCATAGAGAATGCCGTCTGAATGTAGCTCAAGAGGTAACTATCATTGGCAAAGACCCCTTTGATGAATTCACCAACTCCAGCAACTGAAGCAGTGAATATATTGTAAAACTCATTTCCCATCTTCATGGCCTCAAGGGTCACAAGCTCTGTTGCCAAGAAGAGGGCCTGCTTGAAGTTCCCATCCAACAAACTGTCAGCAATGGCCTTGAGCGGAGCAGCGATGTCCTTGGTAACCTTCTCGCCAAAGCCTGCGGCATCGAAGTTCTTCACCAGATCGACGAATTCTTTCAGTCCTCCTTGAATGTTCACCAAGGCTCCCGCCGCAAACTCCATCAGCTTCCGGCCGATGGCCGCGATCCCGTCACCAAGGTAGTCGAATTTTACGGCATTCTCTCCCATGACTTTGGCGAACCCTCCGACCTCTCCTTGCGCCTGCTTGATCGCCCCGTCAAAATCCTTAAAGAAAGGCAGCAATTTCCCGCCACTCTTTCCAAACACCTCCATAGTTAAAGCAGCCCGCGTGCCAGGATCTTCGATCCCAGCAATGGCCTTGGCAATGGTCTCAAATTGCTGATCTGGGGTCATGGCCTTAAGGTCACTGACTTTGATCCCAATGCTTCCGAGCTTGTCAGCAGCTTCACTACCCTCGACGCCAGCGGCGGCGATGGCCTTCTGCATCTTGTTGATGACAGATCCCAGATCCTCAGCCTTCATGCCGTTGTTCTCGAAGGCCCTTTCCAGCAGGACTAGCTTGTCCACGGCGATGCCTGTCTGATCTGAGAAGTCGGCAAGCTGTCCCCCCTTCTCCATCGCTCCATGAAACGCGCCGATGGTGGCGGTGATGCTGACATAGCCAGCAGCCAGCCCGGCGAGCTTCCCGGCAATAGAGCCGAAGGTCTCGCCCATCTTCTGGCCTGCGGCACCTACTTCGGAGAATGCCCCAAGGACAGCATCTTTTCCGGTCACTCCTAGACTGACTGATACATCGCTCATTTTCTAGGGGTGAGGAGTCAAAAAGCAGGCGGTCAGGAGGATTCCTTCGCCTTCTTAAGCGCGGCCCTGATCTCGGTTCCCATGGACTTGTAGAACTTCTCGCGGGTAATCCTGACAGCCTCCTGACGGTCATTCTCAGTCATCACCTTGTCGGCCCACGGGATCTTGCTGGTCAGCTTGATCTCTGGCATCGTTGCCTCGGCCTTGTCTTTCACATCGGATGGAGCTTTCGAGACGTGCCGTTTCACCCAAGCCGGAATGCCCGACCAGATATTCTTAATGTCGGCCTGGCTCAGATCCATCTTCATGATGCAGGATGCCCAGCCCGCCTTGGAGAGGCCGATGTATTTCACCCGATCCTTGTAGTAGGATCTGAGGTATTCCTCGGTGACGATGCCCTTATCGAGGTTCTGAAGGTCTTTGATCCGGTGGCCTGTGGTGACGCCTCGGCGAGCCTTGCTGACCCGTCCATTGGCCCCCCTCCGCTTCTCATGCCATGCCTTCATCTCGGAACGGCGCAGGACTTTCTCTGTCACGTTGCCAAGAGATTTGGCCCCATTGTGACCGTATTTCATGGTGGCTTCACGCCCCTGAAAATCAATGATGCCACGGATGCGCCCTATGCTCATGACATAGAACAGGCGCATTAGATCACGCATCAAGGCATTTTCTCCAAGCTTCCTAGCGTCAACGTTCTTCCCGTATGGAGGGGTGGAGAATGCCATGTTGACGGCGAGCAGACGGCCCGCCCTGCGAAGCGATGAAGCAACCTCCTTTCCAGTCACCTCCTCATACCGCTTCATGCGCTTCAGCAGCTTGCTGTTATCAATCTGAACTTTCGGCGCGGCCATACCTCATCCACCACCTGTCAAAGGTCTCTAAAAATCCAGATCCAGCAGGTCATCTGCCCACCTCAGCGGCCGCCCCGGTGTAGTTCCATCCCCGGTCCAGACATGGTAGTCCAGAATCCGCATCCCCTCCGTGAAGGGCAACTCCCACAAAATGTAGTCGTGACCCCAGCTTGTCTTTTCGGCCAAGCGTGCGACGTAACTCGTCAGCCAGCCCGGCCGCCAGCTTTTGGGTCGGACTCTCCACCGCCTGATGCCTCACCCTTCACGGCGGTCTTGCTCTTGTTCATCCGCTCCACGAGTTCCAAGATGCGTGGCGTGGCCTCGGCAAAGACATCGGCTTCGTAGGCGTCGAGGAAGTCATAGACGGCGGCGCGGAACGCCTGCGGCTTCTCCGATAGCCGACGGACTGTCTCCTTGGGGGATGACTGGGAGAAGAGGATCGCCCCGACATCGAAGGCCACGGAGTTCATCCGACCGATGACCAACCCGACGCCGCACTCGATGAGCAGGGCGAGGTCTCCCGCTGAGATCCTGCGGAGTTTGATCCCGGCAATCTCCTCGCCGCTGCGGAGGATATCCCGGTCGAGTTCCCGATTGCGCTCGGTGGTGTCGATCTCGTTCAGGTCAGCACCGAAGTCGTTGATGACTTCCTTGTCGTTGTGTTCGTTTTTGCTGTTCATATAAATTAGCTGGCAAGCTGGGCGAGCCGTTGGCGCTCCTCGCGTCCGAGCCTCGGGGTGACGGCAAGGCGCTTGTCGCCACGGTTGTGGAGCTTCTGGTTGGGAACCTTGTGACTCTCAGAGATGATATGAGTCCTTGAGAACATGGCCTCTCGCGCCAGCAGGAAGCAGATCATGTTCGAGGGGCGCATGAGGTTCTCGCCCATCGGGTTTTCCCAAGCACGGAGGAAGTCGCTGATTGCCTCGCCGTCGCCGTTGCTGGTCTCAAAGTGCCAGGTGAAACTCTCGCGGCCCTGCGCGTCGGTGATCCGGGTGCACTCTGCATTGGCCTTAAATGCGAACCCTGCGCAGTGCAGGGAGATGGCGAGCTTCATGTCGCTGGTGGAAAACCATCCACCTTGCGCGGCATCCTCTTCGGGGATCTGTGGCTTGTTCATGTGTTATTCAGCCCCCTTTTAGCCGGGGGCAAGGGCTTTGGTTGGGGTGGATTAGACTCCGGTGATCAGCGGGTAGCGGCTTGCGGAGATGGAGATCTGTTTGAAGCCATCTGGCGTCTTGGAGATCTCGACGCTGTCCACGATGACCTGACCAACGGAGACGCCGCCGACTGCCTCGATATTTGCGAGGGTGAGTGCGGTCGCCACCGTTGCGGCAACGACTCCGGTTGTCCCGGCAACCGTCCCGGCGACTGCAATCGTGGACTTCGGGTTGTAGTAGGCAACGAGGCGAACTTCGCCATTGTTGTCCTTGACCTCCTGCTTGTCCTGGGATGTGGAGATGGAGAACGAGGAGATGAGGATTCCGGTTTCGGCGGTGCAGCCGAAGGAGGTGCCAGTGGATGATCCGAGTAGGGTTACGGCCATAAGTTTGGTGGTTGGGAGTTAGGAGTTGCGCGGTGTCAAATGACGTTGCGGCTTTGGCTGTTCAGGTCGGTGAAGGAGGTCAGTCCACGACGCCGAGCGTCAGTTGGATGTCGGCAGTCCATGAGTTCCCGTCTTGGGATATGGAGATGCTCTGAATCGGTGATGCCCCGGCTAGGTTGGGGGCGTCATTCGCAGGCCAGTTGGCGAAGAGATAAGCCTGCGTGAGGGCAGTCTTGAGCGTCTCCTGTGCGGCAGAGAATGAGGCGAAGGAGTCAGCACCGAGGAGTGCCGGGGAGTGGAGCTTGACCGTGATCGTCGCCGTGTAGGCTCCGACGCCGACGGAGTTCAGCGTGTCCGCTGAAACGATGAGGTTCAGCGTCTCAGGGCTAAGTTCCGTGAAACTCGTCCCGGTGCTGATTGCTGTGTTCGGGAAGGCTGAGGTTGAGAGTGCCGCCTTCAGCGCGGATTCGATGGCGAGCGGGTTCATTATTCGCGGATGGCAGTGACTTGGATCTCGTTGCCCAGGGGAGATCCGGTGAGCGAGGTGGCCGTCTCGACTCGGAAGGTGAGCTTCTCAGCCACGAGCAGGACGGAGGCGCCGAGTGCTGGCTTCGGTGCGCGGCCCACGGGCCAGCGAAGGGTGATGGAGCGGTCTGTGTTGAAGCCTCCCGTCTCAAGCGACATCGTCGGCTTCGGCGTGCTGACATGGGCGTAGAAGGTCTTGCCCGAAATGGTGACCTGTGTGCCGAGAGCATCGGCGAGTGTTGCAAGCCCCTTCGCATGGAAGGCGGCGATGCTGGATCGAGACAGGGCCATGCAGAGAGGCCCCTGTCAAAACGTGGTCGGTGGTGACCGACCCGGTTAGACTGAGAGCGAAGCGAACAGCCCCGAGCGTCAGCGAGTGGGTGAGCCGAGCGGGCGCGAGCGAATCAAAAGGTCATGACAAGCAGAAGGCCGTCCCCCACGCACGAGGGACGGCCTTGCTTGTGTGCCTAGTGGAGGACTTAGGCGGCGGTGACGATGAGGCCCATCGTTCCGGAAGTGACTGCCTTGGCCGCACCGAACATCACCTCAGCGGAGGCGACGAGAGCGCGGGAGCTGCGGTCGACCATAACGTTGTAGTAGATGGACAGGCCGAGCTGCTCAAGAACCACCACGTCGCTGACCAGATACTCGCCACGGACGTGCTCGAGTGCAGGAGCTGCGGAAGCAATCGCGAGAGCCTCGGGGCTGCAAGCGAAACCAGCGAGGCGGGTCTGACCGCTGAACTGGTTGGCGTAGAACACGCCGTTGTCGAAGCCGTAGGCACCCTTGTCGAGTGTCAGGCCAGTCGTCGCCGTCGGGATGATCCCGGAGTAGAGGGTCGGCGAGAGCACGAGGCCCTTGCTATTGCTCTTGCTCACGGAGGCCCAGAGCTTGGCCAGATCGCCCGCGGCGAAGTTGGCAGCGGCTGTCGCGGGAGCAACAACTGCGGAGCCGTAGTTCGCAACGGTGATCGGGGTGGTGACGATGCTCCAGATCTTGTCAGCGAGGGCGTTCAAGTTGATCTTGACGAGCTTCTCGAGCTTGATCGCGTTCTGGATGTCCACATAGTCCAGTCCGAAGGGCTGGTAGATGTGGTCGAGGGCGACAGTCGCTTTGTCCAGAGTCGTGCCGCCGGTGCTGTTGAAGCTGGTCGGGTTGGTCTGGGTGGAGGCGGTTGCCGTGGCGACGGGCACCTGAACGGTGTCCTTGGGCTTCTTGACCTCTGAGGAGAAGTCGGTAGAGAAAAGCGAAAGTGCAGCCAAGCGATTGGACAGCACGGTTTGCGCTTGCTCACTGATCGTGCTCGCGATGAGCGCGGAATCGATGGTGTTGGGCATGGTGGTTGGGTTGGGTTGGGTTTGCTTGGCTTTCCTGAAGCGTTAGTGCCTCATGAAATTAGTTGCGGCGGGCTGCGAAGATCGCGGCCTTGTGCTGCTTGAAGAGTTCGGCGGCGAGCTTCTTGTCGCCTGCCTCGACGGCGGCGGCATAAGCCTCGGCGGGGTTGAAGGGAGCGGCCTGCGCCTCGATCTCGATCTCGACATCGGAGGGGAGAAGTCCAGCGGCCCGGAGGGCGATGCGCTTGAGATCCTCCAGCTTGGCGATAGCCAGATCACGCTTCTCGATCTCGCCCTTCAGCGCGGTCAGGTTCCGATGGGCGGTCTCCAGATCGGCGCGGAGGTTGATGACCTCGGCCTTGGTGTTCTCGAAATTGAGAACAACGTCGGAAAGTTTGGAGGAGAGTTGCTCCTCGGGGAGTTCCTCAACGACCTCCTCGGCAGGTGCGGCAGGCTCTACCACTTCGGCGGCAGGAGCGGCATCCTCGGGGAGATTCTGTGTGCCTTCAGGGCCACGGACTTCTTTCGGCCCCTCGGGGTCGTGCTGTGTGCCCTTGGGGCCGTCCACCTGAAGCTCGACGACGGCCTCGTCGGCCTTCTCCTCGATGGGCTGGGACTCGGTGACTTCCTCGACCTTGGTCTCTTCAACCTCGGCGGGAACTTCTTCGGGGGCGGTTTCGGGTTCGCTCATAGCTTGAAAGAGGCCGGATGGATTCGCCGCGGGCTGATCGACGAGGGCCACGGCGTAGATTTCCACCGGGCGGGCGTAGCGGTATTCGTCGATCTCCTCGGAGATGCCGGAGAACTCGATGGAAAGGCCAAAGGAGGAAGGCATCATCTCGGCCATCTCGCAGATGCGCTCGTATTCCTCCCCGCTTTTGATGAGGTGGAAGTCGGCGCGGAGTTGATTGCCCTCGATGACGAAGTCGCGGAGAACTCCCTCGATCTCACCGAATCCGCTGCCGTGGTCGCTCTTGACCTGGAGGCCATCGACGTAGGTCTCAGCGGCAGCCTTGACCATTTCGAGGGATGTCTGGTCGATCCAGATGCCGTGCCCCTTGGCCTCGACCCCTGCGGTGATGACCGAGACACCGCGCAGGACGCCAGCTTCACGGTCAACCCGTGAGCCAGTCGCGGCGGCGAAAAGAGTCAGCTTCTGCATATTGAGGAAGCGCGGAGTGTCAAACGGCAGGGTCTGCCACTGGCTCCGCGGTGGGGACAACTGGCGATCCGGGAGCAGGAGGGAATACCTCGCTCACGCTGATCTCGACCCCTTCCTCCTTGGCGATCTCCATCACCCGCTTCTTGCGACGCACGGCGGCGCGGATCGTGTCGTCCAGAACCTTGTCGTGATCCTTCCCCTGCATGTTGTAGAAGTCCTGCGGGGAGATCTGACCACGGAGAAGCATGTCGCTGAAGAGGCGGCCATCCCGCCCGATGTCGACGGAGACCTTCTGCGGTGCTGTGAACTCACACCTCCACCAATCGCTGCCGTCGTTCGGCATCGGGAGGCGTCCGCTCTGGATCTCCTGCCAGACCCAGAACCTCCAGAAGGGGGCGGCGAAACTCTGAATGATAATCTCCTGAATGCGACCAATGGTCTTGGCGGCGTCCTCCATCGCAAACCTCATGGTCGCGCCACCGGCCTCCTCGGGATCGAAGAGCACCGAGGCGGGCATGTTGAACCCGTGCGCGATGTCGCGGCGCAGATACTTCAGGAACGTGTCGAGGTTTGCGGAGGGGTGGGCGTTGTTGAACGACTCGATCTTCTCTCCCGGCTTCAACTGCGGGATGATCGAACCATCGGTCATCAGATCCTTCGTGACGGGAGAGCCAGATCCGGACTGAACCTTCTGAAGCGATGAACCGAGGCCGATGCTTCCTGCCTCTGGTGAGGTGATGACGAAGGCCAGCGAGGAACCGAGCTTGGCGCTCATCTTCTCGTAGCCGAGGATCTCGGTGATATCTTGGAGGTGATCGGCGGCGCGGTGGAGCCACGGGCGGGATCTCACCTGACCAATCCGGTCCACCTTCCCAACTCGGGTCAGGTCATCCGCGCTGATCTCGTTATACTCGGCGTAGTTGCCGGGGGCCTTCAGCACCCGGTAGCGGGTCGGGGCACCGAGCTTGCTGACCTTCACTCCATCCACCCATCCGTCCTTCACATCACTGTGAGCCGATCCGACATTCTCGCCGGGCACGATCCGGAACATGGCGCGGTCGGAGTTTGATGTCTGCTTCTGCCAGAACACATCCCCGGCAAGGGCCATCTGCTTCACGAGCAACTCCTGAGCGTCGTAGAAGTTGACTTGCTTGGAGACATCGACGCCGAAAGCGGAGTTGCCGCAGGCGTCCTCGAATGCCTGCTCGGCGAGTCGGTTCCATGACTCATCGGCGGTCTTGGCCTGCGGGATGAGAGGGCCGACGAACTTGGCAACGCCATCCACGGCCCGAGCGGCAAGGCCGATGTTCTCATACAAAAAGAAGCTCTTCTTGGTCTGCTCGATCCGGGCTGAAGGGGTCAGGGACTTGCTCGCGTCCAGCGTCGGAGTGTAAATCCACATCCGCTGCGGACTCTGAATGCCATCAGCAGAGGAGAAGTTAGTTTTCTTCGGGCGACCAGCTCCGGGTCGCGCACCACCACGCTTTGATTTCGGTTCGCTCATGCATGAGCGCACCTGTCAAAAATCAAATGGATTTCAAATGGCACAGCCCCTCGGAATCGAACCGAGCCAGATGGTTTTGGAGACCTTCTCGCCGCCTTGGAACATTGGACTGCTAAATTGGTTCCCGGCTGGGCTGACCATATCAAGCCGCCGAAAAAGTCGAGCGGCACCGGGATCTCTCAGGCGTCCCCGAGAAAATCAAACCGACCAGCGGAGGTTGCTGAAGTCGGGCCGGGTGCCAAGCTGGCGGGTCTGGACAGATGCGCTCGCGTCCAGAACGGCGATGCACTCCTCAATCGCGTTCAGATAAACCCACTTTGGAAGGGTCACTTCTCCATTGGCAGAACCACCCTCGGCACTCGTCCCAGTGATGGTGACGTCCTCAACCGCTTGGTTGAACACCTTCGTGGCGAGATCGCGCAGATCCTCCAGAGAGGAGTTCCGCAGAAGATAGCTCTTGATGCCAGAAATCTTGGCATGGTCGGGAGTGTTCGAGGCCATGAAGGCCCCGTCATGTCAAAGGGTCAGGGGGCCTTTTCTTCCGGGGCTGGATCCCTCCGTCCCAGTTGGTTCCTCATGATCGCCCAGGCGACGCAGTGAAGCTTGGTGCAATCACCGAAGTGATCGGCTGTGACCTTCTTCCAGTAGAAGGGTGAGACCCGGCTGTTCTTGTTCTCCAGCATCTGCTGGCCGGTGTGCCCCTCGATGAAGTCTCGACCGACATCCTGAGGAAAGTGGAGGCGGGGCGGCAGTCGCTTCTTGATCCGCTCGAGATACAGGTGGGTCTTCCAGGCAAAATCTCCGTAGGTGTAGAGCAGGATATTCAGCCCCTTGATGGTGGTGACGGCGTAGTTTCCAAAGGTGGACTCCGATCCCTTGGACGGGTAGTAGAGGCCCCCCGATTTCGCGCAGACAGAATAGACCCGCTCCGTCAGGAAGCCGGAGTCGATCAGCCCGGCCACCGGCGCGACGATCTCGTCGCTCCCGGGCAACTGGTAGCGGCGGGCAGCGAGGAAATCAGGCGAGATCAGATCCTCGACGGAGAGCACGGTGCCGTAGTCCACGACCCAGCTTTCACCTTGGTCATTCCGAGCCTCGACCGACCAATGGGTCTGCTTCTCGCCCGGATCGGCGCAGAGGGTGAGGATCGCAGGTGATCCGTCCGCCGTGACCTCATCAGGGATCTCGCGCAGCCGGTAGCCGGCGCGCAGCTCGAGGATGGCATCCTCTTTCACGGAGGCAGCGCGGTTCTCGAAGGGAAGCCCCTCATAGGTATTTCGAAAATCATGGAGCCCTCCGGGGGTGGAGGACTTCTGAAGGAAGAGCTTGGCCAGTTCCCCCCAAGTCATCTGCGGTGAGTAGAGGGCGGAGATGTGGCAGGAGATATGGTCGCGGGGTGCGAGGGGATTCCGGGCGATCCAGCGGCCAGCGGCCACGAGCTTTCTCTGCATCTCCTGGGGCCAGAGGTCGCCGCACTCGCGGCACTGGTAGCAGGCGGTGTCGGCCACGCCGTCCAGATCCCACGCCCCATCTGGACCGCGAAGCTCATCCGACCATCTGACCTGATCGAACTCGAGGTGCTGCTCGGCTCCGCAGTCCGGGCAGGCGACATGGTAGCGGTGCTGGCTCCCGGCCATGAACTGCGACCAGATCGCGCCGGTCTCGACGGTGGGAGTCGATGCCAGGATGCGCTTGCAGATCGTCCGGTAGAAGTTCGTCCTAGCCATGGCAAGCTCGAGGGACGGAGCCTCGGTCGCGGAGGCGTCGGGCCACTTGTCCACCTCGTCACAGAAGAGATAGCGGGTGGGACGGGATGCGAGGTTGGCCTCGGAGTTCGACCCGACGAGCTTGAGGGTGCAGGACTTGAACTGCATCTCGGTCTTTTTGAAGAGGTCGGGGTCGTCCGGCATGACCGGCTTGATCGCCGCGCAGGAGCGCAGGCGCGGGATCAGTTCACGCTCGCTCCATGACTTGGCATTCTCGGCGGTCGAGGTGACATAGAGGATCGGACCGGGATCCTCGGCGACGGCATACTGGATGAGGTTCGCAAGCAGGGTGGTGCCGCCGATCTGGGCACTCTTCACGAAGGTGATCTGCCGGATCTTCCTGTCGCCGAACCAGAGGTGAAGCTGTCGGAGGTAGGGGGTGAAGTCACAGGAGAAGCGCCCAGGGCGCGGAGAGAAGCGCGGATCGAGGACGATCTCCCGCTCCGCCCATGTCAGGGGATCAGGTCGCTCCTTTGGCTCCCACATGGAAGCCAGATCGGCCTCAAGCTTCTGGAGTGCCGGTGACATCGGGGGCGGGGGCCTTGGCATTCCAAGGCGCGGAGGCGGATGCGGCGGCCAGCTCGCGGAGGATGGCGACCACCTCGTCGCGGACGATCCCGGCAACATCGGCCTGAGACTCGATCCGTGCCGCCAGCACGTCGGGAAGGTTCTCCATCAGGCCCTTCGCCATGGCCATGTTCCCAAGGATGAACTCCGAGACCTTCGAGACCTCGACCAGCCGACCGGCAGAGGTGGCCAGCTTCAGGTTGTTCTCTGCGACTTGGAGCCAGAGCTTGTGCGCTTCGGAAGCAGACTTCAGCAGGGCACCGAGGGAGTTGAAATTCCCAGCCTCTTCCGTCTTGTCACAGAGGATAGAGAGCCGGGCATGGCGAACGGCTGCGGCATGTTCCGTCTCCTCCTGGGTCATTGGCTTGGCGGCGGACTCAGGACGGGCGAAGGCGAAGGTCGAGTCCTGGGCACGGGACCGGATGAACTCCCTCCATCGGGGGTCGTCCTTCACTCGCCAGTTCCTGACGGCGCGGACGGAGACGGAGTGAGCGGAGGCGCACTCTTCGATGAGCGCGGACTCGTGACGGGAATTCCTCATGGCTTCCGTTCCGTGTCAAAGGAACAGAACGGAACGGGCGCGGAAGGTCGGGAACTAATCGGCTTCCCTAACGTTCCAAGCTAATTCACGCAAAAACAACGCGAGTGCGCCCAACCGCGAGGAGTGAGAGATGGTAAAAGATTCCTTCCGGAGGGGGTGGGCGAGGACGTTCGGACGCTCATCGTCGATTCCCACCAGTTTCTACTCGAGCGACCGAGAGAAAAACTGACTGGGATATCAGAATATCGTCCTTATCTCCTTAAGAGATTATATAAAAGATTGTTGGTAAGCGGTTTCAAACCCAAAGAGATGGTGCGGAAGCATCGTCCGCAGGAGGACGTTCATCGTCCCGAATTGGCGCACAAAACAAAACCCCGCTCCCTTTTCACGAGATCCATGGCTCCTTCAGGACGTTCATCGTCCTCATTCCGAGAGTTGACCAGAGGGCGCGGGACGATGGGAGGATGATCGGTGTGCGGCTGTGGCGCCGTCGATAAGGCCCGATGTATAG